GACTACGAGCGGATCTGTCTTGGCGGCATGGCCTATCCCGGCCAGTCAATGGAATACGTCGGCTATCTACCGGCGACTTGCTATTGGATTGGCATGGCCCGCGGGCTGGGCATTGAGGTAGAGATGATTGGTCAGACTGAGCTGATGCAGCCCATGAGATGGGAGCCACCGTGCTACGGGTACGAGATCAACACGGCTGGCGTGGTTGCCATGCAGTTCGTTTACGCGGGATACGCTGGTGCCAGCCAGGTCCCCATCCAGTTCGTCAAGACCGAAAATCTGACGGAAAAGAACCGGATCGTCGCCCCACAGCGGACGCAGATGATCGAGCAGTACGAAATGCGCAAGCAAGAAAGATCCGATGATGACCAACCTGACATTTTCCTACGGCGTGATCCAGGCGAAGAAGAGTAATCAACGGCTCGCCGGCAAGCACATGCAGGATGTCGGGGGTGCCCCGCTGATCGTCCGTGTCATCGAGGGGGTCATCGAATCGGGCGCGTACGACCACGTTGTTGTCTCAAGCGACGATGACGAGATCCTCGAGATCGCCGCGTGGCTCAATGTGGATTTCGTTCAGCGCCCCGCAGAATTGTGTGTCGACCCGGTTGTCTACGATGGCGGTGCATTTATCGCCAAGCTTAACGCGTTTCATGTGGAACATCTGCACACTCGCCTTGAGTACGACTGGCTCATGGCCCGGCGGTTGATAATGAACCGGATCATGGGCAATACGCTGATTTTCGACACATCGATCCACCGTCGCGTGGTCGAGATGGGCGCGGCAAACGTGGGATGGCGAAATGTCCACTGTGTTTCCCCGGTCGATCCCGAGCATCACCCGGCGAGCATGGTCGAGCTTGCTGGCGATCACGTGAAGTTCATCAGCGGCGGTTTTGCCTCACACGCAGTACCCAGCGAGCTACGAGACCCGCTGTACGTACTCTCCGGTGGCCCTGGTGCCGTCGCTGTGCCGGATGAACCGGACGGGTACATGATGGGTGCGGTTATCGACCGCACGCAGCTCGTCCACGTCCATACAGCCGAGGACATGGAGCTGGCCCGGGCACTCTGGGAATACAGGCACAAGCCAAAGAACGAATCCCCCATGGATTTTTCTCTCTCGCCGAATGAGAGTTGACCACGAAATACAATCAACCCGGCGTCGGGCGCGCCGGGTTATGGCCTATGTGGCCCGTGGCGCTCATATTCTGCGATTGTGGCGACGTTAACCAGCTCATCAACCGAAGCCGAAGCGTGGGCGGCCTATCACGACAATGTTGGCTATGACGAGGATAGCTCGGCTTCCATGGCGAAAGCGTTCAGGACGGCTCTGCGCTGGCTGATCGCCAATCCTTCCAGTGCGGGAAAGGGTGACGAGCGGTATACCCGGGATATCAATGCGTTGCGTGAGGAGCTACGCGAGGTCAACGCGTGGGTGCAGCTTAACGATACGACCACGAACGCGGGCGTCAGACACTTCGATCTGCGGGGGTTCAGAACATGAGCCGCCGCCGTGCGAGTAGAAAGTCGAGCCCCGCGACGTTTCTGGACGTAAAGGCTGATTACAACGCCGCGAAATCCTCGCGGTTCCGCCGTGTCCGCACGGGCGTATCGGCCATGGGTTCAGGGGCGGATTATCACTACGCAACCGAGTCGGACTTTCTGCGGATCGTCGAGCAGTCGCGGGACATGGACCGCAACGACTCGGTGGCCGGTCATATCGTCGACGTGGCGGTCCGTAACACGGTTCAAGAGGGGTTCACGCTCAACCCTCAGACGGGTGACAAGGACATCGACGAGGATCTCAAGGCTCGGTGGCTCGGCTGGTCGACCGATGCCCGCCAGTGTGACGATCAGCAGGAGATGACGTTCGGCGAGATCGAGGAGAAACTGCTCCGGGCCATGTTGGTCGACGGGGACATATTCGTCCTGCCCACGCTTGACGGAACCCTCGAGGTCCTCGAGTGTCACCGGTGCCGGACGCCCACGAACACGAAGCGGAACGTCGTTCACGGCGTGCTCTTGGATGAACGACGACGACGCCAGTCCTACTGGTTCACCAAACGCGACGAGGATCTGCGGCGGGCGGTCACCCGTGTCGGGGACACCCGGCAGATGGATGCTTTCGACGGGGATGGCGAGCCGAACGTCTACCAGATCGTCGATCCAAAGCGGATGTCACAGACCCGCGGGGTATCCGCTCTGACCCCCGTGTTCGACATGGCGGGGATGTTCGAGGATCTCAACTTTGCCAAGCTCGTCCAGTCCCAGGTCGCCTCGTGTATCGCTATCCTCCGCGAACGCAGTGAACGGTCGGCGATCGGCAGTGCAGGCCAGTACGGTCGGAGTGAGGTCGAGACGTACGACACACTGCAACGGACGATCGAGGAGCTGGCGCCCGGAATGGAGGTAGCAGGCGCACCGGGCGAAAAACTGACCGGGTTCAGCCCGAACGTCCCGAATACCGAGTTCTTCCAGCATGTCAGGCTGATTCTTTCGTTGATCGGTGTGAATCTCGGTGTCCCGCTGGTCCTATTGCTCATGGATGCCAGCGAGACCAACTTCTCCGGCTGGCGTGGCGCCGTCGACCAAGCTCGTCTTGGTTTCAAACGAAATCAGAACCTCTTGAAACGTCGTTTTCACCAGCGGGCCTACCGCTGGAAGGTCCGTCAATGGCTCGCCGAGGACGGGCGGCTCCGCGACTGGGCGGACGGCCTCGGCACGCTCGACGACGGTTCGATCTACAAACACCGCTGGAACGCCCCCCGGTGGCCGTACGTGCAGCCGTTGCACGATGCTCAGACGGACGCCCTGCGGCTGGAGCGGATGCTGACCAGTCCGAGGCGGCTACACGCTGAGCGGGGACAGGACTACGACGAGATTGCGGCTGAGACGGTGGGGGATCACGAGTTGGCGTTCACACTCGCCCTCGAGGCACGCGACCGGCTGAAAGAACGGTGGCCGGATGACATGATCGACTTCCGGGAATTCCTACACGAGCCCAATATCAACCGAAGTCTCGCCCTCGAGGTCGAGGATGAAAAGGAGCCCGTACGATGATTGACGCTCCGCATATCGACCAGTATTTCGGCGTGTGGGCGATTTACGAGCCGGTATTCAGGGCTGCCGTCGATCGCGTGCAGGACATGGACATCAACCTGCACGTCAAACAGGCGGATATAAAAGCAGTCAGCTACACATCCGCCGACGGCACACGTCTGCGTGATGAGTTCATCCGCGACGGGGTTGCCCTGTTCAGTCTCGACGGGCCGTTGATGAAACACGTATCGAGCATGGAGGACGGCACATCAACTGTCCTCATGCGCCGGGCGATGCGGGCGGCTGGCCGTGACGAGCGGGTGCAGGCGATCATGCTGCACATAGACTCGCCGGGTGGCACGGTGGCCGGCACCGCGGATCTGGCGGCCGATATCGCGGCCGTCAACAAGCGAAAACCTGTTCTGGCCTTCATTGAGGACCTCGGCGCATCCGCGGCCTACTGGCTTGCCTCTCAGGCCAGCGAGATTATTGCCACACCCGAATCGATGGTCGGTTCTATCGGCACGTTCGCCGTGCTGTACGACATGTCCAGATTGGCCGACCGGGCGGGGATCACCGTACACGTCATCCGGGCCGGTGACATGAAGGGTGCGGGTGAGCCAGGTACGGCGATCACCGATTATCAGCTCGCCGAGTTCCAACGTCTCGTCGACGGTCTCAACAAGTTTTTCGTCCGCGGTGTTGCCCGCGGTCGCGGGATGAAAGTCGAGGATGTCCGAGAGATCGCCGACGGTCGCGTCCAGATCGGTCGCGAGGCGATGGCCCTGCGTCTCGTCGATGGTCTCGGTCGGTTCGACGAGGCGTTTACCACGGCGGCCAAGCGGGCCCGGGGCGAGATGCGGTCGGCCGTGGTTAACGACTATGTCGAGCTGGAGGACGAGATGGAAATTGCCAACATCAACGAACAAACACGCGCGCTGGCGGTCAGTGCGCAGGCGATCGCGGCGGATGCCGAACCAGTAAAGACGGAGACTCAAAACATGAGCGATACAACCACTCAGCCCCAGCCGGCCACGCTCGCCGATCTCAAGCAAGCGTGCGCGGACGAAGAGGCCGACTTCTATGTCCACTGCCTCGAGCAGGGCATGACCGTCGAGCAGGCCCAGGCGTATCAGGCGGATCTGATGCGGGCCCGGGTCGAAGCCCGAGACAAGGAGATTGAGCAGCTTAAGGCCGAGGCGAAGAAACCGGGCAACGACGCGGTCGGCACCGAACCACCGGACAAGAAACCGGTGAGCAAGACGCCCAACGGCACGGCCATCGACGAGTGGAACACGCAGGTCAAACAGATGGTTTCGGCGGGCAAGACCAAAGCCGAGGCGATCAGGCAGCTTGTCGTCGATGACCCTGAGTTGCACGAGGCCTATATCGCTGAGCACAACCGCGCTTACGGGCGTGAGACGTAAGGTCAGGAACGACACGCGATCGTAGCGTGAGCATGTAGACAAAACGGAACCACGAACAGGAGTCAATCAAATGGCACAGCAGAACGACGTTGGCGTGTCGACCTACCAAGCGGCCGCTGCGACTGCTAAACACTTGCGCGTCAAGGACAACGGCAGCTCGAAGCTGACCACTGCCGGGGCGACGGACATCGAACTGGGGACCGCCCGCGATGCGGCGACGGCCGCCGATGAGTACATCGGCGTCTATGACCGCACCAAACCCGGCACGGTCCGGATGGTTGCCTCGGGCGCCGTCACGGCATTCGCCCGTGTGTATGCCGCGGCATCGGGAAAGATCACCGCGAGCGAAAACGAGAACTGCATCGGCCGGGCCCTCGAAGCCGCGACGGCAGACGGCGATGTCATCGAGGTCCTGCGGGACGATCAGCAGACTAGATTCTTGCGGTCCAGTGAGGCCCATACGGCGGCCGACACCCTGTCCGCGATCGACTCGGGCAAGATGCACACCTCGGTGGGCGCCACTGGTGCAATCACCCTGACCCTGCCCGCCGCAACGGCTGGCCTCGAGTATTTCTTCCGGGTCGGCGCCGCTCAAGAGCTGCGACTCGATCCGAACGGGACCGAAACGATTGCCCTGCCCTCGACGGGCGTGCAAGGCGCGGCCGGGAAGTATCTGACCGCGAACGCCGACGGTGAATCGCTGCACATCATGTGCGACACCGCTGGTGACTGGACGTGCTACGGGTACACCGGCACATGGGCACACGAAACCTAATCAGAGCGGCCGGAGTGCAAGGCGCTCACGTTTCAACTTCAACCAACGAACCACGACAGGAGTAACCAAAATGCCATCACCAAGTGCAGCCCTTTCAACGCTCCGGCCGGAGCTGGGTGGCTCGCTCGAAGAGTTCGCCATGGCGGCTGAGGCGCAGGGCTTCATTGCTCTGCAAGCGGCACCGGCTTTCGAGGCGGCGAAGCAATCGGGTAGCTACGGCATCATCCCGATCGAGCAACTGCTCCAAACCCGTGATACCGAGCGGGCGCCGGGCAGCGGCTATGCCCGTGGCCGGTTCGACTTCACGAAGGCGAGCTTCGCCACGGTGGAGCACGGTGCCGAGGAACCCGTCGACGACCGTGAGGCGGAGATGTATCGGGAGTATTTCGACGCTGAACTGGTCGCCACGCGCCGGGCCCGCAACGTCGTGCTCCGCAACCTCGAGATCCGCATGGCCACGGCCCTGTTCAACGCGACCACATGGACGGCAACCGCGATCACGAACGAGTGGGACGACTTCGGCAACGCTGTGCCCATTACCGACGTGGCTGGTCGGGTCAACGCCGTGTGGGATGCGTGTGGCATGTGGCCAGACACCATGATCGTCAACGGCAAGGTGGCGCGGAATCTCAAGCAGTGCGACGAGGTGATCGATCTCGTGAAGTACGCGGGATTCACCGACCCGACGAACATCCCGCTCAGTGCAATCGCCCAGGCCATGGGCCTTCAGCGCATCCTCGTCGGCGAGGGTGCGAAGAACACGGCGAAGGAAGGTCAAGACGTAAGTATCTCGCCCATCTGGAGCGATGAATACGCGCTGGTGTGCAAGACCGTCCAGAACCCGCAGGACATCCGTGAGCCGGGCGTGGCCCGGACGATTCACTGGGGCGAAGACGGCTCGACCATCGGGACTACGGTCGAGACCTACCGCGACGAATCGGTCCGGTCGAACGTCGTGCGAGCCCGGCTCGACACCGACGAGATCGTGATGTATGTCGAGGCAGCCGCCCTGCTCAGCAACGTGACGACGTAAGACGCGCCCCTCCCCTGAGCCCCCGCCAAGGGGGCTTCGGGTCGAGGGCGGCATAGGTCGCCGCGCGGTCCTCTTGGTGCTTGTCACATACTCGCCGGGGGGGCCGCTTTCGGGGCCGCTGGCCGCGCTCCGTGTCGAGCCCCGCTCGACCCGTGCGGGTTCGATTCCCGCGCCCCCGATTGATGAGTGCATTCGACACCTACTACGGCGGCGCGGTCACATCCGACTTGCTGCGTGAATTCGGGCAGTCGGATGTCGTTACGTACCACCCCGCCGACGGCGGCTCGTCGTCCACGTTCGACGCCATCGTCGAGGACGAGCAGATTATCGAGCGGGAAAGTGAAGAGGGCCGCCACAAAGTCAGGCAACGGACGTTTATCTTCCGCACCGACTCGACCGCGGCCGAGGGGGGTATCGCATCCGTCGAGCTAGCGGGCGAAATTGAATACGACTCCGAGCGGTGGTTGCCCGATCCTGACGAGGACAAGGCGATCGACGCCTCCGAGTCGATGATCACCGTGAAGTGCGTGCGGGTCGGGTCTATAGAGCGGAGCCGTGCAGGGTACCGAACGGAATAGGGACTGTGATGGCAGATACGAACAAAAAAATGTGGCCAAGTCTGGTGATGAGCATTGTCAGCGGGATCACGATTTTGTTGACCAGCACAGTCCTCGGTCTTGCCCTGAGAATTAACGAAAGCGTTACCGCGAATAGCACGGCAATCGCTCAGATCAATGCCAGCCGGTTCACGGCTGATGACGGCCTGGAGGTATGGAAAGAGATCGGGAAGATACGCACGGAAATGGGCCGGCTACCGACAGAAGTGCCCGCGAAGTGGTTTATTGAACGGGTCGACAAACTTGAGATGGCAATTGATCGACTGGGCACCCGCATACACAGCTTGGAACAGCGCCTGAAATGACCGCACCAACCGGAACCATCGGAATCGCCTTGTCGTATCTGCGGGTCCTGCTCGCCGATGTGACAGCGGTTCGCACATGGTTCGGGGCCGCGAATCAGGCCGCGGCTCTTGCCAAGATTTACTATGAGGCATTGCCTGAGCCGACGGACGGTGAACAGCACACAAAGGCCGAGTTGCTAACCTACCGACCTTTTGCCATTGTCGGCCTCGCCGAAGAGGCGGGGGCCATGGCCCGTAAGGTAGCGACCGGGACGTATACGCGTGATTTTGCGGCGATCATGCACATCGAGGATGACATTGCCTCGGGCGACACAGACGATCCGAATGAGGCATGGGTGAAGTTCCTGAACAACTTCGAGGCCGCCCTTGATGGCATGATCGCCCTGGCGGATACCTCGACGTATATAAAGGGCATCCAATTCGAAGTCGTGGGGGTCACACGATCACACCGGAAGCAATCGGCTGCCGAGGGCCCGCACTACTGGGGCGAGATCCTCGTCTCGTGGCCGTACGGGGAGGGCGTGTGATGGCCGTGACGGGCAGGATCGAGATGACCGGCAGCCCCCGCCAGCTTGCCAAGGCACGGCGAGGAGCGGTCAAACACGCGAACATCGAGACCGTGGTGTACTGGCATCGTCGGTTCATGCCCTCACACTTCCAGACCGGGGCCCAACAACGATACGGCTACCGTGCCCGGACCAAAGCATACTTGCGGCGCAAACGACGGCTGAAGGGCCACACGAGGCCGCTGGTGTACTCAGGTCGTACCGAGCGGGTGGCCAAGCGATCCATCCGTGTCTCGGGGACGAGCAAACGGGCGACAGGTCGAATCAACGCCCCCGCCCTCAACTACCGGCAGCTCCAGGATGAACTGATCCGAACAATCGCTCGCGAGCGAAAATCGATGGAGCAAGTTCACGAGCGGCTGATCACGAAACGATTGAACCGCGTTCAGACGCGGACAGTCAGGAGAGTCTAAACATGGGCGCCTCTGCTGTTTTCACATGCGAAGGGATCAATACGGTCTACGGTCTGATCGACCATGTCGTTGACTTCAGCTTTGATCCCGGCCTGCAAGAAATCCTGAATGCGACGGACGGCCGGGTCTATCCTGAGTTTGCGGCGGTGATGGCCGGGCGGCCCATCATGTCGTTCACGACCACGGGGATCGCCAATTTCCTGAGCAACATCTCGGAGCTGGGTATCGGTGCGGTTGACCTGGCGGCCACAGCGTATTTTCAGGCGTTGACCAATTACGGTACGCGGGCTGGGGCGACATCCCATCTGAAAATTCTGATGACCCGTGGCATGATGATCCCCCGGACACTGAGTGCCGAACAGAATACCGTTGCCCGTATCGCCGCGGACGTGATCGCCATCTCATCTGACGGTAGCACTGCCCCGGTAACACTGACTGCGAGTCAGTCAATCGGTCACAGCGCGGCCGCGGACGAACAGTACACCGTCGGGTCTAGCACGCTGAACAACACGGCCGTCGATGGTGTCCAGGCGATCAATATCGACTTTGGTATTCAGGAGATCATTGCGGCTGGCAAGGGCTTGCCCTACGCCACTTTCGTGGCCCGCATGAGGGTTGCCCCCATCGTGACCGTGACGAGCTTAGACATGGACCTCCTGGCCACCTATGGATTCCCCGGAGCGGCCCGCTCTGCGCTAACCAATGTGGTATTCAGTCAGGTCGTCCAGGGCGGTGTCGTCAACGGCACATCGAAAACTTTCACGGTCAACGAGGGTCGGATTGTCGCCCGTCAAGGCCGTGCCACCCAGGACGGTCAGGCGACCGTCGATATCATGATCATCCCCACGTACAACGGGACTAATAATCCGCTGGTCTTGTCGTAAGGAGTTTGGCTATGGCAAAAGTAACGTTCTATGCGGCGGCGGATCTTGAGATTCCGCAGACGGTTGAGCCGCCGGAGCCGATCGAATTCGATCCGGGCGACGTGGTTGCGGAGATCATTGTCCCTGGTGATGTCGAGATCGATCCGATCCGCCTCGCCTCGCTGATCAAAGGCGGGCAGATCACGACGGTCCAGCCCGGCGGCGGCGGATGAGCAATCAGTTTCTCTATTTTCTGCCCGGTCGCGCCGCGGCGAATCAGCGGGTACTCGCCGAGCTGGGTCTTGACGACCGGCTTGACCTCAACGCGATGCACAGCCGCGGCGTGATGCAGAACGGGCCTGACAAGGGTGCCGGTGTGATCATTGCGCACGAGGCCCTCGATCCCGAGCGGGTCGGCTATTGGCCTGAAAAGCAGACGTGGCGCCGGGCCGGCGACCTATGGATCGGCTTCGAGGCAGAGTGCCCCCCGGGTCCCGAGGACCTCGTACGTGATGATCCGGGCATCCGGGGTATCCCCGTTAAGCTGGGCGACGGCCGGGAGTGGATCGTCCCCCCGGGCAACCGGCGATCGGAACAGCCGTGGCTGCCGTACCGTCGTGATCTGCAAGACGACGGATCGCACGCGATCGCCATTGTCGAACAGTACCAGCCGTATATTGATGCCGTCGACACCGCGTTCGAGAAACTGGTCGAGGCGGACGCCGACTTGAATGTGTTCAGCCAGCTCATGACCGACGATCAGACGTGGGCGCTGGCCTATGCAGCTCTGGCGATCGCCTATCGGGTGAGTAAGTGGGAGATCGACACACTGCGGCTGCTCAACACCACTGTGGTCGGCAACGTGGTGATCGGTGCTCTGGACTATCGCGAGTTCGTGAAGATGATCGAGGCGAAGAACCGGGCCGAAGCCGAGGCTCAAAAAAAAACGCCTCCAGACGAAACGGATGCCCTAGATACCTTGCCTATCGCGCATGGCGCGACGGGATGACCCCGCAGTATCAGCCGACGATGGCCGACTGGCTGATGTACGCGATTGAGGATTGAATGGGAACCGTCCGATTCACACTCGAATCAGATCAGGCGAAGCTCGTGAGTGGGATGCTGCGCCTGGCCGAGTCACAAAAGAAATCCGCAGAGGGTTTCGAGCGGCAGGTGAAGGGGGCGAGGGAGTTCGATCGGGTAGGTACGCGTCTGGCCCAGACAATTGCAGGCGCAGGTGGGGTCGGCTCTATTGCTGGTGCTGTAGCAATCTTAAATCGGCATTACGAGACTTGGATTGCGAACGTTCGCGAGATTGCGAATGAGAGCAAGCGGGCGGCCGACGAGGCGACGGCATTCGCTGCTCTCCAGGCAGGCGGTACGCGGGCCGAGCGAGTGCATGAAGTAGCGCGCGTTGGGGCGGTTGGTGGTGTGGGCCGTGGTGAGGCGTTTAATGCTGTTCAGGCATTGCAATCAGCAATGGCGGCTCGACAACCTACATTGACGGAGGAGGAAGCTTATCGGCGTGGCCTTACTGCTTTCCAGACAGTAATTGCAGCTAGAAATGTGGGCGTACCTGTTGCAGCTGGTCTTGAGGCCGAAACCCTTGGTACAGCTTTTGGTGATCAACCGGGGCAGATGGCTCGTCGTCTTGTGGCAGCGGGCCGGGCATCGGCGAGGGACCCGCGGCTATTAGCGACAGTCGCACCGGCGTTCGAGTTTTTCCGTAACCGCGACTTTGGTGCAGCCGCAGCCGGACAACTGGCCGGTACGTTCGGTGCTCAAACAGAGGTCTACACGAGGCAGGCGGGTATTGCGCTCAGCCGAACGGGTGCTCTGCAAAAGGTATTCCAGCGTGTAGGATTGGGTGACGCCAGTGAGATGGAGCGGCTGCAATATCTTGCAGATCAGGGGCTGACCACGCCCGAGGCACTCAAGGGGGTTGGTGTCGGCGAGATCCGTCGCCAAGCAGCGGTATCGAATCTGGCGCGAAACGTCGCGGGGGTAAGGCGGATGCTCGGCGAGATAGAAGCGGTGCAACCGGGATACCTGGTGAGCATGCGGGCTGGGATGGAGCGGGAAGACCCGATGCTGAGGTACGAGAGGGAGAGTCGAATTCTCACCCAGATGTACCGCAATGAGCTGGTCTACGGCGAGCAAGCCCCCGCCGCTCGCGAGGCTGGTCGGGACGAGCAGATCCGCGGATTGGCGTTGCGGCGGCTTGGTCTGACGCGGGGTTTGTGGGGCGGCCGGATGATAACCGAGGAAGGTCGTGCTCCCATAGACACGGAGATAGTTGGCGAACGCCTCCAGCGCCCAAGGATTCGTCCGCCCATGATGGGCTTTGACATTTTGCAGGGAACGAAGCAAATCATAGAAGCAGATCAAGTGCCGGGTGTCAGAGATGTGATGGAAGAGATCAGGAATGAATTGAGAGAGATCAACGAAAAGACCGTCACACCGCGGGACATAAACGGATTAAACACCAGCAACCGCGCCGCAGCCGTGAACGCCCACACCGAATAGGATCGAACGATGGCCGCGCCGAGCATCACCGACCCAACGCCGACGACGATTAACTTCATCGCCCTTGATGGCGTGATCGATCCGATGTCCGAGCAGCTTGAGATCATCACGAGAACGGCACAAGACGGGGTAGCATTTCGCAAGATGGGCCAGCGCGGGCGCCCGTTCATAATCGAGGCCATGCTTGACTTGCCCGCGGGGACGACAAATGAAGCCCAGATGGTCACGTTCAAGGCCTTGTGCGGCCAGCTCTGCACGATCGTCGATAACATCGGCGATTCATATGAGAACGTGATGATCATGGATGTGCAGCCGCTTGATTCCCGCAATATCACTGGACCTACGGGCGGGGTACAAGGGGCATCGGGTGTTCGACTACTCACGGTCCGATTCATCTGTCATGTAACGACGGTGCCTTCATAATGGCGACTGGTGAGACATTTGATACGCCGGTCCTGCGGGTGCACGTTCGACAACTGTGGACGCAAGATTGGACAGAAGTTACAACGATGGAGCCCGTTCGGGCGACGGTCGCGGCCAATCCCGCAGTCAGTCAGGCCGAGTTCGTAATCCCCTACGGTGCCGTGCTCACCGAGGGATCAGCCGCCTGGCAGTCCCGCACGATTCCCACCGACTATAAGAACTGGTTTGTCCGCCTCCAGCACCGCACGGCAGCTGACCCGGAGACGTGGGAGTCGTTGTTTTTCGGCTGGTTCCAGCGCGAGGAGATCATCCCGCACAGTCCACAGGAGGGCGGCACCGTTCCGACTGGTGACCTGCGCCTGACCGCCTACGGTCTTGAGACCATCCTCGATCGTCGCGTGCTCTCGACCACGGAGACCAAGCGGAAATGGAGTGGCGTTAGCATCCCCATCACGGACGTTCTCACGTTCAACAAGAGGCACGAGATAGGTTTCTCCGAGCAGGGCAATCGCAGCATCGACCGGATCGGCGATAGCTACATCTTCTCAAACTACGACGGCGAGGTGTGGACCGCGGAGAACATCGTCGAGTACATGATCGACCGGATCGGTCCCACCGACATGACGATCAGGATTCTCGGTCAATACGAGGCCCTGGCGAACATCAAGCCCGTAGCATTTCGCCCGCAGGGTATGACGATAGCCGCTGTCCTGAATACTCTGGTCAACCGCCGTCTGGGCCTGGGCTGGACTATACGAGTAGACGAGGACACGACACCCGAACGGCTGGAAATCCACATCTTTTCGGTCTTCGACGAGGATGTGACCTACGGCGACGGCACACCGGACAGCCCCACGACCTCGATTCAGCGCAACCTCGAGCAGAACACCATCGACCTGGACAGCCGGTACGATCTCGACGACGCCTATTTCGTGCTTGATTCCCTGTCCAAATACGATCAGGTGATGGTCACCGGCGCTCGGATCAAGAGTATCTTTTCGCTGAGCTTCGAGGACAACATCGGCCGTGGCTGGACATTGGAGGAAGAAACCGGCTACACCAACGCCACCGACGACGAGCGTCTCAACGATACGTGGGACAATGTCTATACCGTCTACCACATGGATGAGTCATGGGCCTGGGCCAATGCCACTGTCGGTTCTGGCCCCGGCGCCCCGGTGGTTCCCACAATCAGCGACGACGGCACCTATCACGCTGACCTGGGCGCCAATTACAAGGAATGGGGTCATCAATTCCTGCGCGAGCTGCCCAGCCTGAAAGCATGGAGCACGGGCACTGCTGAAAAGGAATACCGCGAGCCGCTGCTGCTCGTGAAATACAACGGCACCTATTATCACGCCGACCGTCCGCCCCCCGATGCACCGTGGCCGCCGCTACAGATGGAAATGCTGTCCGCGGCTTTTGGATTTCAAGTCCGCGCGCCCGGTCACAATCATATCCTTGCCATGAACCACGGTGACGTGACTGATTCCGTTACTCAGCCGGTACTCGATTACAAAGACATGGTCGCCACGGTGGCCATCGAAGCCGACGAACGGCTTCGCGTCATCGCACCATCGCTCAGCGGGCAGCCGCATCCTGCCCAGATACGCACGATTGAAATCGACGTACCGGACGCCGAGTTCTGGTATCTCGCGCCCGGCACGGTCATCGGTCTCGATGCCGACAACGAACTCGAGCGTAGCCCAACTGCCCCCGCTGCGTGCGTATTGCGGAATGATGTTCATCGCTTGCGAGCTATTTCTGCCCTTGCTCGTAAGTGGTACGGCGTGGATCGTATGGCCATC